ATGGCTGCTAAGTATATGTTGTGTCAGTTACAGACCTTCGCAGGAAATACCAACCTCCGTGAAGACACTAAGATATACCGTAGCCCAGACCCCAAACATAAATTCATCACCTACATTGAGAAGTTTGACCAATCGAAGTATCTGAAGAAACTAGACCGACTGTCCGTAGAGAATATGGACTGCCGAGAGTTGATAAAGAAATATGACAGTAAAGATACCTTCTTTTACATTGACCCACCGTATTATAATATGGAGAGTTATTACACCTCACATGATTTCGGACACGATGACCATGTAGAACTGATAGAGTTGCTCAAGACAACGAAAGGTAAGTGGGCATTGAGTTATTATTTCTTTGATGACCTACCTAGACTGTTACCCAGAAAAGAATATGAATGGCATCACGAAAAAACATACTCCGTAAATGCGAGAGTATCAACCGCAGAAAGAATAGAACTGTTGATAATGAACTACAAATCAGGCTTGTCTTTCTTGTAAATATATGGTATACTATATGAATATGAAATTAATAGAACAGAATGATCCGATGTTAAAGAAGGTGTGTGAGCCTTTTGACTTCAACGAGCCCGTGATGGACCCGTATGAACTGGCTGAAGGCCTACATGAAATCAGACGTAAGGATGGTGGTATAGGCCTTGCTGCACCTCAAGTGGGTATTGATACCAGAGCGTTGGTTATTGGTATGGGTGGTCTAGAGACAGAAGGTACTGAAGATTATGACCAGATATTCTTCAACCCCACTATTACCTTATCAGAAGGTAAAGAAGTGTATTGGATAGAAGGTTGTTTGAGTTTTCCCGGCTTGTTTGTGAAGGTAAAACGATATGAAACTATTGAACTCTATTGGGAGACTGAAGAAGGTACTGGATGTGATGAAACATTTTCTGGTATTACATCCAGAATATTACAGCATGAGATAGACCATTTGAATGGTATTACTTTCATACAGAGAGCCAATCGTTTCCATTTACAACAGGCTCAGAAACAAATGAAGTTATCTAAGAGAAGGAAAAGGAATTTAGATGAGAAAATTTAGATCGTTAGATTATGCTGCGATGGTTTTTGCTAAAGTATTACCTATGAATAAACCAAACCTTCACCATATGGAAGATGAAGATTACATTAGTCTGTTGTCTTGGTGTGAAGATTGGGAACCACAGGTAGTATATGAAACAGCATATAAGCAGTCAAACATTGATCCCTTACAGACTTGGGATGAATGGGCAGATGATATGAGACCGTTACCTTTAGTGGTAAGAACTGAGTTGGAACGAGCGATATTGATCCATGATGGTGTTGGAACTATGCGAGCACTTATGACGTATGCGTTCCTTCACAGTTGGGGCAGTCGTGTAGCGATGTGTACTTTCTGGGCATTTGTTGCAGTAATATTATTTCGCTGGATTACTTGACATTTGATAAAAACTGTGGTATACTGTATAAATAGTTACGAGAGTTGTCTTCGGAGACTCTCAACTTAAACCTTGCTTGATATACAAAGGAGGTACCAAAATGGTAACTAGTAGAGCAATCGCAAATATATTCGATCATTTCGATCACAATCTTTTAACCCCCTACGCTGTTGGTTTCGACCGTGTCTTTGACAGGTTGAATGACTATGTGGTTCATCAGAATCATATGACCCCGACAGGGTTCCCACCTTACAACATCCGTAAAGATGGTGACTACAACTATGTCATAGAGATGGCACTCGCCGGAATGTCTAAGGACGACCTGGTAGTTGAAGTTGCTGACGGTAATCTTTCTGTTCGTAGTGTAGAGAAGAAAGAGGATGAAGGTGGTGAACTTTTACACCATGGCATTTCATATCGTAAGTTTAGTCGCAGTTGGACTATCGCTGATGATGTGGTTGTGAAGGACGCCAAGATGGAGAACGGTATGCTGTTGATTCATCTTGAGCACGTGGTTCCAGAAGAAAAGAAACCCCGCGTAATAGACATCAAATAAAGCTTGACGTATCACCTAAAGTGTGATATAATATTATATTATGGTGAAGTATAAATTTGATGAAGATAGTGCCCTGGCTGAGTTAGGTCAATATATTGAATCTACTTACTCAGGGCATTACGCCACAGACAAGTATCAAGCAACAGATATTATTATAGACTCCGGTTTTGGTGAAGGTTTCTGTATGGGTAATATCATAAAGTACGGCAAACGATACGGCCGAAAAAATGGAAAGAACCGTGAAGATATTATGAAGATATTACATTACGGTATTATTATGTTACACGTTCAGGAGAATGATGATGAAGTTAAGTGAACAGACGGTAAGCATTTTGAAGAATTTTTCTACCATCAACCAGAATATTCTGGTGAAGGAAGGTAGTCAACTTCGGACGATGTCCACAATGAAGAACATCCTAGCAGAGGCACCAGTGACTGAGGATTTTCCTCAAGACTTTGGTGTCTATGACCTCAATGAGTTTCTTGGTGTATTGACTCTGGTAAAGGATGCTGAGATAGAATTTGGTGATAGTTATTTAACTGTCAATGGTGGAAAAACAAAGGTCAGATATTTTTATTCAGACCCATCAATTCTTACAACCCCACCGGAGGTTTTTAATCCCCCAGAGTCTGATGTGACATTTAATGTTTCACAAGCAGTTTTGGCTAATGTATTAAAAGCATCAGCAGTAATGCAATTGCCTGATGTTGTTTTGAGTAATGGTAAGATTGTAGCAACAGATTTAAAGAACGTAACATCTAATAACTTCACAGAAGATTTAGATTCTAGTGGAGATTTCGAGTTTCATTTTAAGGCAGACAACCTTAAGATGATCCCTGGTGATTACCAGGTCAGTGCTTCAACAACAGCTCAGGTAAGTAACTGGGTTGGTGCTGAGGCGTCTTATTGGATTGCTATGGAAGCAATAAGTGAATGAAGGAGTTATATTATGACTAAACAAAGTGGTTTTACATTGATAGAGTTGATGATTGTAGTTGCAATCGTTGGCGTCTTATCTGCGGTTGCCATACCGCAGTATCAGAATTATGTGGCAAGAGCCCAGGTAGCTGAAGGATTTTCCTTGCTAGCATCTGGAAAGATGGCAGTAGCTGAATACTACAACGAGACTGGAACTTTTCCGGCCGACAATGCAACTGCACGTCTTGGTGCTGCCAATACTATTATTGGTAAGTATGTTGGTTCTGTGACGGTGGATACCGGCAAACTCACAGTAGCATTCAACACAACCAATGCACATTCAAAGTTGCAGGGTAAGAACTTTGTGCTGGTGCCAACCGATAATGGTGGTTCCATTTCTTGGAACTGTGGTGTCGGAACTGTTGGAGTGGATTACCTACCTAACAGCTGCCAATAGTCTCTAATGTCTCTTGAGCTCCTCTATCATTTCAGTTGTAAAAGATGTGAGATGTGGTGGTCAATAGCAACAGAGAACTATCTAAAAGGCAGAAACTTTTATTGTCCGTGGTGTGGGTTCTTTCATTTTTATAAGTGCGATGAACGGCCCACGGACACAAAAGGCTAATCTTATAGTATATCATACCTTGGTGCGGGGTGGCACAATATTATGACGGATAAAACAATACTTTGGGTAGAATATTATCGGCCCAAGAAAATAGCTGACTGCATACTCCCAGCGAGTCTAAAGAAAACATTTTTAGAGTTCGTTGCGAAGAACGAACTTCCAAATTTATTATTGTCTGGTGGTTCTGGTGTCGGTAAGACAACAGTGGCACGAGCTCTGTGTGAAGAATTAAGCAGAGACTATATGATTATCAATGGGTCAGAGGAATCTGGCATTGATGTTCTTAGGACAAAAATCAAATCGTTTGCTTCAACTGTCTCACTTCAAGGTGGACAGAAAGTAGTGATACTTGACGAAGCAGATTATCTCAATCCTCAATCAACGCAACCTGCTCTCCGTGGGTTCATTGAGGAGTTTCATAACAACTGTCGTTTCATCTTTACTTGTAACTTCAAGAATAGAATCATTGAGCCTTTACATTCTCGGTGTTCTGTTATTGAGTTCAAGATAAATGGTGGTAGACAGCAGTTAGCCGCTCAGTTACTTGACCGATGTGCTGTCATTCTAAATGAACAGAAGGTTGAATACGATAGTAAGGTAGTAGCTGAATTGATAATGAAACACTTTCCGGACAACCGGCGAGTGTTGAATGAATTGCAGCGGTATAGTGTCTCAGGACAAATAGATTCCGGTATCCTTGTCAATCTTTCAGAAGTAAGTATGAAAGAGTTGGCCCTCCACCTAAAGGAGAAGGAATTTACACAAGTACGAAAATGGGTTGTTGACAATTTAGATAATGATCCCATAAAAATCTTTCGTAAGATTTACGATAACTTGTATAACTATTTGACACCGAGCACTATACCCGCTGCTGTTATTTTATTAGGAGAGTATCAGTTCAAGGCTGCTTTCGTGGCCGACCAAGAGATAAACTTACTCGCCTGTTTGACAGAGATAATGTCACAATGTCAGTTCAAGTAAGTGATGCACAAGTAAATGATGTCTATGATAGGGTAAAGGCAAAAGGCTTTCCTTATTACCCTAGTGACTATAAGACTAGACTCCATGAGTTTAATAAACTTATACACTTTGACCGCTCTACTTTATTCAAACCACGACAAAAAATAGTAGGTCAGACACCACACGGTCTGGCTCTGGCATGGAGTTATATGCCACACGCTTGGGAAGTGAAGTGTGGATGGATGGATACCCCTATGAGTCTGTGGGAAAATGAAGAAAAGTTAAAGAAGGGTATCAAGAAAGTATTAGAGGGTACGTTTTGGGAACAGACAGAGTATCATAAAGTAACTGATTCTAAGATTAGGTCCGTACTTAGGAGATATTCTAACACACAGATTGTTTCCAACTACAGACCTACTGCTGCGGCAGTGATGTAT